ATAAATATTATTTATTTCGATGTTATAATTATAATAATCTCTCATAAATAATATAAATATTATTTATTTCGATGTTATAATTATAATAATCTCTCATAAATAATATAAATATTATTTATTTCGATGTTATAATTATAATAATCTCTCATAAATAATATAAATATTATTTATTTCGATGTATTAATGTAATGATATTTCTCCCAATCTTTTGGATCATTATATAAACATTTAGCCCGTAATTCTCCTTCCATATGTCCAATAACAAAGGAAAGAGTATTAATTGTTTTTAAAATTTCTTTATTATGATTAATTGAATTATTATTAATATTATTACTATTACTATTACTATTAATATAAGTAATTAGTGATTCAACATCATGAGAAACCATATTATGAACATAATGGTCTTGATAACATGAATTTGTTTTCTTACTAAAATTATAATTATAAGTGCATTCATCTTTATAATTGCAAAATTTATAAGAACATCTAGATATATTATTATTAAAACTTTTATTATTATAATTTTTGTTCATATTAAGAGGTTGTTGTTTAATTCTAATTCTTAAAATTTCACTTAAAGTTAATAAATATTTTAAACACGACGAAATAAAACCATATTCTAATTTATTATTTTGTAAAGAATATTTAGAAATAAGTTTAACAATTTCTAATTCTTTTTGAAGTATTTCAAGAGAATTTTTAGAACTATAAATTAAATTTATATCACTATTTTCAAAAGTATTTTTAATTTCATGCATTTTAGATAAGAAATCAACTTCCATTTCTTCAATTTTTGTTTCAATATTATTAATAAATTTATTTGATTTTATTATAATTTCAATTTCAGGAGTAGTCTTTAAACTATCTTTATTAATAAATGATTCTAACCAATTAATGTCTGACATTATTATATCTTATCTTATATCTTTAAAATAATATGATTATTATTAATAATGACAACAGATAGAATTAAAAATATTAATAATTTCATTGACAGTATTTTAAGTCAAGAAGAATGGGATAATGACTATAATAAAAGAATTGATTTTTTAATAAATAAATATATAAAACAATTAACAAAATTTAATTATATTATTAAAGATGAAATTGATAGTTTGAAAATGGGTGGTTATGTTAAATATATTAATGATATGGATGAATTAATTTGGGCAGGTGCTTTATATAAAATAGATAGTAATTATATTTATACAATTAAAGACAATCAAATTATAAAAATTAATAAGTTTAAAAATATTATATTTTATAAAAATCATATTACTCAACAGGATAAAACACGAGATATATTTATAACAAGTCTTGATAAATATAAATAATATAAATTATATTAATAATGTCTAAAGATGATCAGTTTTTTGAAAAATATTTAAAATATAAAACAAAATATATTGAGTTAAAACAAATGGCAGGTGGTTCTAATTTGACATATTTAAGAGATCAAGCCAAACAATTAAAGACTAAAATAGAAAAAATAGAAAAATCAAAAATAGAATTAAATAGACTTAAAAAAAAATTAGGTGTAGAAGAGGCATCATTAAATAAAAATGAACCAGAATTAGAAAAAGAGAACCCAATATATAAACAAACAGAAGCATTGGTTGCAGAATTAGAAAAAACGGCTAAAAGTACACTTGAAGCATATCAAAAAGCACAAGTAGCATATAAAACAGCACAAGAAGCTTATAAAGCAAATAATTTACAACCAATTCCAAATGAAATAAATGAATCAGTTAAAAGTACTAAAGAGGAATATGTAAGAGCTCAATCTAAATTAAAAGAAGCTAAAGTTAAAATGGCTGCAGGTAAAACTAAAGTAGGACGTCTTACTACTACTATAGAGACTAATAAAAAAAATATAAAATCAATGCAAGATAATATTAAAAAAATAGAAGATAATAATAAAATACAATTAGATACTATTAATAATTTTAGAAAATCTCAAGATAATAATTCACAACCTTTTAATAATATGGACGAAATAATTATATATTTTAGAAATAATATAATTAGATTATCAGAACAAATTAAACAAATTGAATATTATATAAATCAACAATTAATGCAAGAAAGAATGATAAGAGAACAATTTAATAATATGCAACAAATGAATAATGCAACAATTGGATTATCTAATCAAACTGTTGGTGCAATGGATAATAGTTCTCGTTCATCAGTTTATAGAGACATGCCTGGTATGAGTATGCCAGGTATGGGAATGCCAGGTATGGGAATGCCAGGAATGGGAATGCCAATGGGAATGCCAATGGGAATGCCAATGGGAATGCCAATGGGTATGCCAATGGGTATGCCAATGGGTATGCAAGGGTCGCCATATATGAATACAGGTATGAATACTCCAGATATAACGGGTTTATTAAATTCTATGAAGTAAGAGGAACTCTTTTCAATCAAAAGTTATTTGTGGTAAGTTATAACTCACAAATAAAAATTAATATAAATACATTTTCTCTATATTATTAATATAATAATGAATACAACAAAAAGATTATCAGCAGATACTGAATATAAAAAAACAGGTAAATCAATACAACAAAATCTATCACCTGATGAAATTAAAGAAAAATTAAAAGAATATGTTCCATTAGAAACAATAGATGAAGCTCAATTAAATAGTCATATTAGATATTTTAGTATTGATAGTAAAGGAAAAAAACAATTTAGATTGGGTGGATTTTTAACAAAAATAGATACTGATTATATTGTTTTATCAAATGGAAAATTAAGTTGGTCAGTTCAAAAAAAGAATTCTATATTTTTTAAAAAAATGTCTTATGATGAATTAAAAGAAGAATTAATTGAAAAAATATCTAATAAATTTGAAAAAAAATTAATTTCTTTAGAAAAAGAAAATGAATCTTTAAAAACAACTTTGAAAGATATTAAAAGAACAATTAAAAAATGAATTTAAAAAGTATAAATAAAATTAATATATAAAAATATTAATTTTATTTTCTTGAATAATATATATATAATATGCACGAATCTGTAAGTGGATCACGTAAAATTAGAAGAAGCAGCAAGAAAAGTAGCAAGAAAGGTAGCAAGAAATCAAGCCGTATGAATTTCTCTGGTCTTTTAGATGACATGGAAAATGAACCTATGATGCAACAAACTCAAGGTCATCAAATGCAAATGCCAAGTATGCAACAAATGCCACAAATGCAAATGCCAGGTATGCAAATGCCACAAATGCAAATGCCTGGTATGCAAGGCATGGATCCATTAGCAATGGCTCAAATGGCTATGCCTCAAATGGGTATGCCACAAATGATGATGGGTAATACACCAGAATCAGTTGATCCTCTTCATCTCCAACACTTTGTTCCTCAAAATAACAACTCTCAAATTGATAATTATGGAGTTAATTCTAATCAATTAATGTCTGGTGCTCAAATTTCTCAACAATTCAAAGGTCGTGAAATGTCTGCACCACAAATGGCTGCCCCACAACAAATGGGCGGTGGTCGTATGTTTACCGCATATGATTCATTTGTTAGCAAATTCATGTAATTATTGCCAAAGGCAATATAATTATTCATAGAGTTTGAATATAGGTATATTTATAACATTTTCCATTATATAAATATCCTTATCTAATTTCATATAATTTCCACTACTATCTTTTCCAACTTTACCAATTGGATAATCTAAATCATTATCATATACAGTTCCTGATTGTTCATAAAACCATGCATTTATTTCTTCTGAATAACTAGTTTCATCTATTTTCTTAACAACTTTAATTTTTCTAACTTTGATTCTCTTTTTAATTGAATCAATTGCATTTGAACCATTGTCCATCATACCATCTATTTCAATATCTTTATTATATGCTGGACCAACATTTCTATCAAACTGTGATTCTTCATTAAATTTAAAGCAACTATATTTTGAACCCATCATATTATGAGCTTTAAATAATTCACAATCAACCGATGCTTCTTTAATTGCTTCTATGAATGATAATAATAAGTTATTCTTTCTTCTTGATATATTTTCCATCATTTCATCTGATGTTTCTGTTTTAATAGCAACTAATGATTTATATTTCTTTTCTTTATCTTCTTTTGGTATTAATTTTTTCATATCGTCTATATCTCTAACCATTTTGTATCTAAATACATCAACTGTTCTTTCATTTAATGGTAATTCTTTATGATGACATTGACGAACAGCACGACCAATAACTTGTTCAATACGAACTTCATTCCAATATGGTTCTAAAATATGAACTTGGCGACAATTATTTAAGTTAATACCTTCAGCACCTGCTGGTGAAATCATAATAATTTTAATAACATCACCTATCTTATTTTCTTTCATATTAAATATTTTTTTATTTTGTTCTCTTAATTCTTTATTAATAGCACCATGAAACTCCATAAAACGTAAACCATTCTTTGATTCTGTTTTTTTATTATTTGAAATATTAGCTATATCAAATTCTTTATCATCATCAATTGATATAAAACCAAAGAATGCTAAATATATTTTAAATACTTGTAAGCCTTCCATTTCAACATAATTACTATAAACTAAAGCTGAACCAGGTGATTTAATTATATTAAATATAATATTTAACATTTTTGGTCCATGATTATATAATGATTCAAATAATTTAGAAACTTTATCAGCCTTTTCAGATTTACTACCTATAGTTTTTTCAACCATTATTGTAAAACTACCCTCATATTTATCAAAAAAGTTTTTAATATCTGTTTGTAATGTATGATTATTTTCTTTATCCTCTCTATGAAGCTCTTTAAAATAATTAATTGTTGCATTAATAAATTCTTGACATTTCTTGATATACAATGCCATAGCCTCAGATGATTTCTTCATACTTTGTATTTTATCTACTTTCTTACCTTCATCTACTAATATAGCATCTTTATCTTCAATTCTAAACATACCTGGACGAGGTCTCTTTTCTCCATTAATGGTTGAACTTATATTTGGAAAAACAAAATTACATGCTTGACGTGTATAAGATGCATATGTTGACATATCATCTCCACCTAATTTACCACGTGAAAATTTCTTTCTCATTTTTTCTTTTTGTTGTTCAATTTCTTCAAGATAATTATATACTTCCAATTGATAAGCTCCCATAGTTAATTCCTTGTAATGAGTTGTTTTACGGGCGAATTTATCTGGGGTTGAACCTATATAATAACTAGCTAATCCCATAATTCTTCTTTGAAATAAATTCTTTTTATTTTCATTTAAACTTTCAAAATTAGTTGAAGAAATATATAATTGATTAAAAATAGCCTCACTAGTGGGAAATGTTTCTGGTCTTAATAAATTAAAAATTAATGCAAATTCAAATGGATTATTAACTGCCGGTGTTCCTGATAATAAAATAACACGAGTTTTATTACTATCTTTCTTTTCTTGTTGAATATAGTCATAAATAACTTGGGCACGTTTTCCTTTCTTTGAACTAATGTTATTATAAACATTACGAATGAAATTATGAGCTTCATCAATTATAAAAAGAGATTCACGGCTACTATCTGATTTCTTAACTGTTTCTAAGAAATCTCTATCAGCATATGGTGAATCATAATGGATAAATTTAATATTAGCCATTTTAGCATCTCTATCTTGAGTCCCAATCCAATCATTTAAATCTTTTAACCATGGATCATTTTTTAATGATGCTTTGATTAATAAAAATACATTCCATTTAGGTGTGTAATTATATAAAACATTATAAATATTAATAGCACTAACTGTTTTACCTGAACCTAAACCATGATAAATTAACATATCCTTGAATGGAGAACGATAATTTAAGAATTGACCTAGAAACTTTTGATAAACAGTTAATTCTTTAACAATAGTTTCATTACATGGATCATCTCCTTCTTTGCGTAATATTTCAGGTATTTCATAACTTTTAAAATTTAATAATAACCAAGATGGAAATAATCTACCGTTAATTTCTAAATTAATACCTGTTTCTTTTGAATCTCTTATTTCGTTTGACATTATAATAAATCATAGATTATTAATATAAAATAATTATAAATCTTTATTTTATATTATTACAATCTAAATTTTAAATTGCACTCATTTTGATTATTATTATGTTTTGGTACTAGTTAATTTTGATCTATTCATAGAAATTCCTCCAATTAACCATGTTAATATTAATATAATTATAGGGATACCACTCAATGCTTTATCCATTGTATCAGAATCAGATAATTCTTTATCATTTCTATATTTATTATTTAAAATTGAAAGCGTTAAACTTAAAAAAAATGTAATAAAAAATGACCATATCATAAATATCTTAATTGACTCCTTACGATAGTCTTTATTTTTAGTAAGAAATAATAAAAATACAAGCAACATAGATAATATAATTAAAACAATAGTTAATCCAAAAACTACTTTTCCTTTTGTTTCTTTAAAACTAACCATATATATAATATTAACATATATAATAATTAATCCAATTAATTATTATATATGTTAATATTATATATATTAATTAATAAAATAAAATCTTCAAAAAGTCTTTGTAGAAAAATGAGTTTCCCCCTGGGTAATTATGTAAATATTTGAATATTTATATGTTAAATACATGTAATATATAAATATTCAAATGTTTAATTACATCCAAATAACGACTAATACACTATTTACATTTTATTATAATATAACTTTTTGTATAATATACATTTAAATATATGTTTTAATTATATATAATTTAATGGAAATATATAAATGTAATTTTTGTGATAAAAATTATAAATCAAATTCAGCAAGGACATTTCATTATAATTTAAAACATAAATCCGAGTATATTAAATTTAAAGAAAATGAAAGAGAAAATAAAACATTTACATGTGAATATTGTAATAATCATTTTTCTTCTAGACAATCTAAATACAATCATAAGACTAAATGCAAACTATTTAATAACAAATCAGAAAAAACTACAATAGAAAATGTAGGAAATAATAATAAAACTATTGAAAAATTAGAAAATAAAGTTGAACAATTAGAAAAAACATTAAATTTAATTTTAAATAATTGTAAAATACATCCAAAAACTCTACAAAAAATAAATAAACAGTTAATAAATAATGGAACAATAAATAATACAATAAATATAATTAAATTTGGAGATGAAAAGTTCGAAGAAATATTAAAAGAACAAGACATTTTTAAATTGTTTAAACATAAAAGATTAATATTGGAAGAATCAATAAAAGCTATTCATTTTAATGATGAAAGACCTGAATATAAAAATATTTATATAACTAATCTTAAGAGTGAGTTTGCATATATTTACAATGGAACTAAATTTATAGCAGTATATAAAAATGAAATAATTAAGGATTTAATAGATAATCATATGACCTTTATTGAAGAAAGCATGGAAAATTATAAAACTAAAATATCAAATGAAAAATATAAAGAATTACAAAAATTTATTGAATTAATGGATGATGAAGAAACTGAATTTATAAATAATGAATTAAAGAAAACATATGAAAATTATAAAAATTATAAAATAGATAAAATAAAATTATTGATTTATAACAACACTGATAGAAATATTATTAAGGTAATATTATAAAATTATTATTATAAAATTACCTTAATAATGTTTTTATCTGTATTATTAAAAATTAGTAATTTAACAGATTCAATTTTATATTTTCTATAATTCGAATATGTTTTATTTATTTCATGATGTGTAAATTCAGTATCTTCATCATTCATTTGTTCTATAAATTTTTGTAATATTTTATATGCATCTTTTGGAATTTTATTTTTATAAGTTTCAACTGTTTCTTCTATAAAATCACAATGTTCATTTACTAAATCTGAAATAGCTTGTTCCTTATAAACATTAATAAATTTGTTACCATCAAAAGTATATGCATAATCATTTCTTAAATTAGTTATATAAATATTTTTATATTCAGGTCTTGTATCATTACAATGAACAGCTTTTATTGATTCTTCTAATGAAAACTTTTTATGATTTAATATTTTTAATATTTCTTTTTCTGTGAAAATTTCTCTCAAATCTTCATTTCCAAATTTAATTATATTTATTGTATTTGTATTATTTATTGTATTATTTATTGTTCCATTATTTATTGTACCAGTATTTATTTTTTGTAAAAGTAGAGAAGGTTTCTTATTATTTTGTAATAAGAAATTTAATGTTTCTTTTAATTGTTTATTTTCATTAATTAATTCTTGATGATCATCTGATTTCTTACAAGTTTTTTTATGAAAATATTTTGATTGTCTACAAGAATATTCTTTATTACATATTTCACACATATATATTTTTTTATCTTTATTATTTTTTTTATCTTTAATATATAGTTCTTTGTGTTTTAAATTATAATGTAATCCTCTTGCTGAAATTGATTTATATTCTTTATCACAATAATTACATTTATATAATTCCATTATTAATATATTATTTTTTTTATATTTAAATGTTAGTATATATTGTTTACAATTATATATTTAGTAAACAATATATATAATTGTAAACAATATTTTAGTTGTTAATTTGATGTATATAAATATGACTATACATTATATTTATATGTAAAATACATATAAATATTCAAATGTTTACATAATTACCCAGGGGGGAAAACTCATTTTTCTACAAAGACTTTTTGAAGATTTTATTAATAAAATCTTTGATATGTTTTAAGAAATCTTTTACAATTAATACCATTCCCTTTTAATAAAGTGTGTGGATTTGATCCAATGAGAGTAATGAAGATTAGATCAGGTGCTATTATTGGCATGATATTATTATTTTTCTCCAAAACTATTAGAACTAAAATGTATTTATTACAATCTAAATTTTAAATTGCACCCATATTGGTTATTATTATGCTCTGCTACCATCACCTAATCGTAGTGGTGTTGTACCAGATGGTTTAGGCGCACTATCAGACATAGAAATAGAAAGACCTCCTATAATAAATGTAGATACACATATAAATATAGGGATACCACTTAATGCATCATCCATTCTATTAGAATCAGATAATTCTTTATCGTTTCTATATTTATTATTTACGATCGAAAGCACTAAACTTAAAATAAATGTAATGAAACCTAACTCTATCATAAATAAAACAACAGACTCCTTTACATCATCTCTATTTCTAGTTACAAAAATTAAATATGCAAAGAACAAAAATAAGATGATTGAAACAATTGTAAGTCCAAAAACTACTTTTCCTTTCGTTTCTTTAAAATTAACCATATATATAATAATATATATATTATTATATATTATAATTAATTATAATATTAAATTAACAACTTCTCCCACACCTTTAGTTGTTCCATCACGAAAAAACATAATCATATTTTCTTCAATTAATTCAGGATGATTAGCAAATGTAAATGATACAATAGAACTATCACCTGATTTTAAACTATTAGAATCTATATTTAATAATTTCATATAAGCTGATTGTTTAATTGGACCACAATGAACAACAGGACAATATCCTGTTTCTATAGCTGATGAATGATGTAATATTTTAATTTTAGCTACAAAACTTTTAACTAAATTATTCTTCCAACTATTAATATTATCAATTAAAACAAATCCTTTCTTAATACTACTACGAGGAATAGAAGTATCTATAAATTTAATAGCAAAACATCCTTGAACATTAGAACCAATTTCTGATACATCTTCTCTTAAATTATTATGAATTGATCTAATAATAATTGGAACAAATTGACCATCATAAGGCCCAATAAACATTTTTTGTTTTACTTTAATAGAACCTTCTTTAATCATCCCACTTACAACTAATCCAATACCAGGAACTGAAAAATTACCATCTAAATATACGAGAGTTCCTTTAGATGGTTGATTAACAAATTTATCTCTTTGAGGAGTTTTATAAATAATTCTATGAAGATTATTTATATTATATCCATTCTTATTACTAACACTAATAACAGGAACTATATTTTGATTATCAATTATATTAATATAATCATTTGTTAATGTATCATTATTTATAAAAAATAATGTTTTATCTGGTGCATTTCTTTGTAATAATTTTCTTAATGTTATTTGTAAATCTAAATAAATTTGTTCTGGTGCCATATCAATCTTTGTTATAACAACCATAAATGGAATACGAACACATAATAGTAAACCTATATGTTCACGAGTAAGTTTAGTAATACCAGTATTAGCTCCAATAACTACAATACCTCTATCTGGAAACATACCAGTTATACCACTAACAGTTGTTTTTAAATATTTCTCATGACCAGCTAAATCAATCAAACTGACTACCTTATTATTACTAATTTCTAATCCTTTCATATCAATTGTCTCTACAATGCGTGGTTCATATTTACGATTTGTTTTTGTATTAATTAATTTTAATACTCCATTAACATTTTCATATTTAATAACATTCTGTGATATACTACTGGTACGACCTGTTTCTAATTCATGATTATGATGAAAAACACTTTTACGAGCAAGCCCTCTACCATCGTCTAAATTACCAGTTGTTAATACACCAACTAATGATGATTTACCTGCATCTACAGGTCCACATACAACTATGGAAATTTCTTCATCTTTATTTATCATTAATATAATAATAAATAATCTGTTTATATATATATTATAATATGAACAATCCTGATATTATTGGAAAATATTTAAAATATCGTATTAAATATTTAGATTTGATTATTAATAATCAAATAGGAGGTGCTAGATTTATATCTATATCTAATAGTGGTGGTATACCAGGAGAAAGAATGGCACAACAATGTATATGGATTAGTATTAAAGATTATTTAAGATATCATAGAGGTATTGAACGTTCTGTTAGAGATTTAAAACAATCAGTTGGATTAGGACAAGGAACTGATTATACGGAGTTTGATGATTTTAATACATATATGGCTAATGCATTAGATACATTATGTAAACAATTAAATATTAGATTAAATTTTATTTATACTAATCCTGATGGAACAATTAAACCATATTGTTTAAACCCAGATAGATCTATGCATCCTTTTAAAATAATTAATTCAACTGCACCTAATAATGTTTATATTGCATCGTTTGGAAGACATTTTGAATTAATAATAAACGGACCTTTTTATGAATTACGAAGACACGATTCTATACTTGCTATAGATAACCCACATGTATATAAACCTAAAGTTTTATTATGTAAAACATATGTAGAAATTAACGAAGAAACTAAAGAAGAAACTTCTATTACTAAACATAAAATAGAATTAGTTGAAATATTACAAAATATAGAATATTTCAAAAAAGAAGTGGATGATTTAAATAAACTAATTAATGAACAAACACAAACAATTAAACAATTAGAATCATCATCTGATTTAGATGCATTTATTAAAATGCATAAATATAATATAGTAACTGCTAAAACACAAATATCAGAATTAACTCGTAAATTAATTGAATTAAATAATGACTTTAATTTAAAGCAAGTTATTATTAATTCATTAGAATCAGACGTATGTTCAGGAACTCAATTATCTCCAATACATGTGGATACTATAAATACACCTCCTGATATGAATGATTTAGACCCATTTAAATGTGAAAAAACATCAGGATGTGTTGTATCAAATAAGTATTATAATATAGCTTGAGAATCACCAATTTCTTTTCTACAAATAGGACAAATATGATTATAATTTCTTAAATATGTTTCCAAGCATCCTTTATGAAAAATATGCTTACATTCAATATTAAAATATTCTTCATTTTCATTCATTTCATCAATACAAATCATACATATTATATTCATATCATTTGATATTTTTAAAATAGGTATATTATTTAATGATTGTTCATTAGTTGTTATTATAACATCATTAAATATATTATTATTTGGTTCTACTAAAACTTGATTAAATGGATTTGTTTGATAGCCTAATATTATATTTAATAAATTAGGCATATAAGGCATATTTAATATATTATCATCAGTGTTTTCTAATGGTGGCATATCATCATCAGTATATTCTAATGGCGGTATATTATAATCACCTGTATTTTCTAATGGTGGCATATCATCATAATCAGTTTGATTATAATGATTATAATTATAATCATTTTGATTAATATTATTAATAAATATTATATTTAATATAGTTTGAATTTGAACATTTTCAATTTCACTTAATGTAATTGGTATATCAAAATAGTTATAAAATGAATATAATATAGTATTAATATCTTCTACTTGATAATTTAGTTCTATTAATTTGTGTTTTAATTTTCTAATTATATAATTTTCATCAATACTTATATCCATATATAGAATTCTATATGCAAATAAATCATTTAATAGTGCATTTTCGTCTGCCATTATTATAGTTAAATAAAATAATAATTATTATAATTATTATTTTACGAATTATTAAGAATTAATATTATAATTATTATTTTTATATTTTAATGATGGAATTGAAATAATCTTTCCATTAACTGCATCATATTCAACCTCATTCTTTTTTGTTAATTGTTTATTTTTAATCATTAAAACTAATTGATTTTTTAACAGCTTTTTAATTTCCGAATCATCAATTATTAAATTATTAACAAACTCTTCCATTTTAATTTTCTTATGAATAATATTTAATTTATTCCATGATTTTTTATAAACAAAATCTTCTGAATATGTAATATCTGCGTCCTGAATAGTATGAATATCATTATCATTTGTTTCTGTTGCATTATGAGATTCGGTAATAGTTGTATCAGGTGAATATTTTTTTTTATATTCAGGTAAATTAATATCAATTTTATGCTTCTTAGCATATGTTTCTAAATTCTTATAATAAATACATTTAATATTATGCTGCAGCGCTTCCATTTAATATAAAACATCATTTTTCCTTTAAATGTAAATTTTAAATATTATTCTTTAAAACTAATATTCATTTTAACTGGAGCATGATCACTACCCATAACATCAGTTAATATTGTAGATTTTTTAACTTTATTAATAATATTTCTAGAAACTAAAAAATAATCAATTCTCCATCCAACATTTTTAGCTCTAGAATTCATTCTATATGTCCAATAACTATATTCTTGTTTTGTAGGATGTTTATGACGATAAGTATCAATTAAATTAACATCTTTTAAAATATTTTTAAAACTTTCTCTTTCTTCATCAGTAAAACCAGGTGTTTTATGATTAGTTTTTGGATTTTTTAAATCAATATCTTCATTAGCTACATTTAAATCACCACAAACTATTATTGGTTTAGATGATTGAAGATGTTGTAACCATTTCTTAAATGCAGTATCCCAAACAGTTGTTCTAAATTTTAATCTTTCTAATGCTACTCCTGAATTAGGAGTATAAACATGAACTAAAAAGAATTTTTTAAATTCTAAAGTTATAACTCTTCCTTCATCATCAATATCAATACTAGTATTATTTAACCCATAAAAAACATTCTTTGGTTCTTTTTTTGAATATATAGCTGTTCCTGCATAACCACCTTTTTTACTACATGTGCTATAATATCTATATTTATAACCTGCTACTTTTTCTTCCATTAATTTTTGCGTATCAATTATAGGACATGATAATTTTGTTTCACTCATACATAATATAGTCGGGTCTTCATCTTCAATCAAATCAAATAGATGATTTTTTTTAATAATATTTCTTAAACTATTAACATTAAATGCAATTATTTTCATTATATTATAAATATAAATATATTTAAAACTTTATAATTATAATATTTAATGCTCCATTCTCTACTGCACAAAAAGAATCTAATTGGTGTGTTTTCTGATTATCAGAAATGCAAAGTAATGCTTGAAGGATTAATTGCTAATAATTTTGTTGATAGAAAAAATATAGAAATTAAAAGCTTTTATGAAAATACTATTTTATCAGGAGAATATAAAGAAGAAGAATCACCTGAATCTAATATAGTTGAAGAATTTACTGATAATAATACAACTGATACTGATAATGATAAATCATCTAAGAAAGAAGTAAAAAAAGAATTATCTAAAGAAGAAATTGAAAAGAAAGTTGAATTACAAAATTCAATTAGTGAATTAAAAAAGAAGAGAGAAAGAATGGAAGAAAATAAAAGAATGTATGAAGTAGATATTGATTTATATAATAAGTTTAAAAAGATTAAGGAAACAAATTCTAATTTTAATATTCCAGAAATGTTTATTGAGAAATATGATTTTTTTGAAGAATTAGAAAAAGAAAAGAAATTATGTTGGGAAAATTATTATGAATTATATAAACCTAAAAACATATCAACTGGCTATGACAAATTATTTAATTAAATATGTTTTATTATTAAATCGTTATTTTAATAATAAAATATATTATAAATCATATATGATAGATTATACATTAAAAGATGAAGAAATTAATATATCTGAAAAAACACAAATTAATTGTAATTTTGATAAAGGATATAGTTATATAAATAATTATGATACATATAATTTTAATGATATACAAGGTAGAAATATTATTATATCATTAATTTTAATAATAGTATTAATAGTATATATATATAATTATAAAAAATATACAGAAGAAGCTATATATATATTATTTGTTATAAGTGTATTATTATCAGTTAGTATAATTAAAAATCCAGTTCAAATATTATATATATTTGCATTTTTAATTACAAAAAATACAAAAACGCCTCCTTATTTAGATATAGATAAATATTTTCCAAATCATATAAAATTAGAAAATCCAGAAGTATTTGCTAAAATACAAAAGGAAACTCTAAATATATTAAAACAAAAAGATAAATTAGTATTAACAAAAAATACTATGGGAAATGAGTATATTGGCGGAGGTAATATTCAGTCAGATAATGAAGATGGATGGAGAATATATATGGTAAAAATTGGATCTAATAATTTTGCAGAAGATACTATGCCAGAATTAACAAAAATATTAAAAGATATTCCAGAAGTAGTATCATGTGCAGTTTCTATTTTACCAGCTAAAAAAGCTATTCCTATTCATATAGGATATAGTAAAGGTGTTATTAGGTATCAACTTGCAATGAAAGTTCCAAAAGATAGAGAAAATGTATTTATTTGTGTAAATGGAGAAAAATATAATTGGACAGAAGGTCAGGGAGTATTATTTGATGATACATATCCTCATAAAGTATTTAATAATACAGATGAAGATAGAGTTGTATTATATATAGATGTTATGAGACCGTTTTTAAATCCAGCTTTAAATTTGATAAATAAATTATCAATTAAGTTAATTACTAATTCTTCAATTACTAAAGACGAAATTGCCAAAACTGAAAAACAAATAGATATAGAATAATAATAATCTAAGGATAATTATATTATGTATAGACCCGTAGATGAAGAGGTTATATTAAAGAATTTATCTAAATTAGAAGATGAAGCTAAACAGATTTATTTAAATAATTATGAACCAACTATTACTGAAATTAAAAGCGTATATGATGAAATTATGAATTTTATAAAAGAAAAAAATAGAATAATATATGGCGGGTTTGCACAGAATTCATTAATTAAAGTTAAAAATAAAGATGCTGCTTTTTATAAAGAAACAGATATTGCTGATATTGAATTTTATACACCAGACCCTATTGGTGATACTATTGATTTAGTTGATCATTTACATAAAAAAAATTATAAATATGTTGAAGGAAAAGAAGGTGTACATCCGGAAACATATAAAATTTTTGTTAATTTTATAAATTACTGTGATGTTAGCTATATGCCAAAAAATATTTATGATAATTGTCCAATGATTAAATTAAATGGAATTATTTATACAGATCCTCATTTTATGTTAATTGATGCTTATCGTGTATATAGTGATCCAATGACAAGTTATTTTAGATTAACTAAAACATTTACAAGATTTAATAAATTAATTAATTACTATCCATTAGATGAAGATATGATGTATTATAAATTAAGACCTTCATCTAATTTAGATAAAAAAAAATGTGAAGAAATATTAGAATTTATAAGACATAAAATTATTCATGATAGTAAATTAATAGTTGTTGGACATTATGCATTTAATCAATTAATGAAAATGTCAAGAGCACCAGAAACATATTTAATTGATTGCTGTTATTATCAAATAATATCAACAAATTATGGAGAAGATATTCAAAAAATTCATAATATAATGAAACAAAAATATCCAAATATTGTTACTAAAAAATATAATCCATTTTTCCAATTTTTAGATAGATCAACTGAATTTTTTATAAATAATACGTTAATTTTAAGAGTATATGATTCTTATCAAAGATGTATTGTTTATAGAAATTCAGAAAAGAAGAAAGTTTTATTTGGAACATCTCAATTAATATTTATGTATAATTTAATTCAATATAATATTAGTAAAATTAGAAAGAATGAATTTAATACAGCTACTTATGGAAGTATGTTAGTTAGACAAATAAGAGCACGTGATAAATATTTGGATGAACAACATAAAACTGTTTTAGATGATACTATATTTCAAGAATTTAGTATGAGCTGTATTGGAGAACCAAAAGATTTATTAAGAGAATCATTTTTAACAGCAAAAAAGAAGAAGGAACAAGGAAAACAAATGAAATTTTTATATAAACCAACTGGTCAACCTGGTAGAAAGCCTAATTTTAGATTTGATAATTCAAGTGGTGAGGTTATATATTAGAAGATGTAGTTATTCTTTGATTAATTATGTCTTGTAAGTTATTTGTATTTACTGTGATTCTATTAATATATTCATTTGCTAATTCTGGATTTTCATTTATAAATTTTATAAGATTTTTATTATTAAAACTATTATCAATTAATTTATAAATTAATTTATTTTTATCTGTAACAGGATTTGGTATGTATAAATATGATGCAATTTTTCCTTTAATAAAATTAACATTAGCTGATATAAATTTTGAACCAAAATATACAAGAAATATAAATTCACATAAACCAACAAATAATAATAATATTATATTTTCTGTTACTATTTCTAAATAATTATATTTTTTAAAATAAGAAATAATTGATGTTATAAATACAGATAATACTAATAAAATTATTAATATAGTAACAGATTTATCAAATAATTGTTTATTATTAGTTTCTACTTTTTCATCTTCTTTACTCATATCTTCTAATTTAAAACTATTTATTTTTTCATAAATAGCTTTCTTTTGTTTATCACCCATAGTATCTACAAAACCATCACATATTTCGTCGATTAAATAATCTATATTTTGCGTAACAACTTTATGTTCTATTTCTTTACCAAATGTAAAGAAAAATATAGTTAAGAAAGAAACAACTAGTGATGCAATTAATATTAATCGTGTTAAAAATTCCAAATGTATATATTGTCCGAAAAATTTAATTATTGTTATAAATATATTCATATTATATTATATTATAAAATATTTTATAATATATTATAATATGAGTAGTAGTTTAATGAGGGCTATCGATTTTATTAAAGAGACTATGATAGGTAGTTCTGGTAAGAAAGGCGAGTATAATCTTTTAGAAGAATCTTATTCCGAAAGAACTAATGGTGTTTTTACAGATCCAACTTTTATAAGTGATATTTATATTCATACATTAATATTATTTACTTTTTTGACATGTTTATTTATATTTTATATTGTTAAAATATCAAAAGATGGATTCAAAAGTCATATAGGAGAAATATTAGATAAAATGGAACCTAAAATTAATAAAATTAATATAGGTGATTTAATTCAAAATGATGATTTTGATATGAGTTTGAAAGAGTTAATTAATAGTGATGTATTTAAAGAAAATCTACTAGATATAAATTTTAAGAATTTAATTAATAAAACTAATGATGAAGATAAATTTGTAAAATTAAATAATGATAATATTAGTAAAACATTAATAGTTGTAAATATACTATTATGGGTTTTTATAATATCAATTGTAATTTTATATAATAGAGTTGTTCATGGTCATAAATCATGTAGTATTTATGATAAAATAAATTGGATGGAAGAATTAGTTCAAAATACAATTGTTTTTAGTGTTATTGGTGTACTTGAATTAATATTTCTTAATAATATTATTATTAAGTTTGTTCCAATTAAGCCATCATTTCTAACAACATATGGGTTAGATAGAATTAAGAATAAATTTTTTGTTCAAGCATCTCCAACATCAACATCATTATTATAAAATAAAAATTGATAAAAAGAATATAAAAGATATAATATATATTATATTAATGATTTATATTGTATGCCCAACATGTGGATTTTTTATTGGAAGTAATGCTATTGAGTATGATAAAAAAAAGGCGGAAATTTGCGCTAATTCTGATTTAACTGATGAACAACAAGCAGATGAGATTCAAAAATTATTAAAGAGTCTTAAAATTCGTAGATATTGTTGTAGAATGAGAATTATGACAACTAAAGATATTGTTCAGGATATTATTCCAGCTGAAAATTAATATATAAAAAATATCTAAATTTTTATTTTAAAAAAAACATATAATAAATTTAAAATTCTAAGTTTATTATATATAATGGGTAAACCCGAATATAATGAAATTTTTACAAATTCTGATTCATCATCTTCAACTGATACTCCTAAGAAACATTCTCGCAAAAATTCAAAGAAAAGTAGCAAGAAACATTCCCGCAAAAATTCAAAGAAACATTCTCGCAGAAACTCAGAAAAAGAAAAAATACTTAAACCATTAAATTTAGTTTGTCTCAAAGGTGAGAGAGGAGAAAGAGGTCCTCGTGGTGATATTGGTCCTGAAGGAGTTTGTGGTAAGAAAGGGTCAAGAGGATATCAAGGTAAATCAGGTTATGAAGGTAAAAGAGGTCCTCGTGGTCATACAGGTAAACATGGTCATTCATTTAAATGGCGTGGTGAATGGATTGAAGGTGAAAAATATAAACCATATGATGTAGTTTATTATAATGGTTCATCATATATTGCTATTACATGTAATAAAATAAATCCAATTGAAAATACAATTGATTGGAATATTCTTGCTTTAGGCGGTACATTTGTCCCAGTTGCTCCAGTTCCAGTTGTTCCAGTTCCAGTTGTTCCAGTTGTTCCAGTTGTTCCAGTTGTTCCAGTTGTTCCAGTTGTTCCAGTTGTTCCAGTTGTTCCAGTTGTTCCAGTTGTTCCAGTCCCAGTTGTTCCAGTTGTTCCAGTTGTTCCAGTTGCTCCAATTCCAGTTGCTCCAATTCCAGTTGCTCCAATTCCAGTTGTTCCAGTTGTTCCAGTTCCAGTTCCAGTTGTCCCAGTTGATCCAGTTGTCCCAGTTCCTACTCCATTAAATACTGTACCAATTCCTGCAACTACACCAGTTCCAATTAAACCAATAATACGTGGTAGACCTTAAACTAAATGAAAAATACTTGTATTTATTAATAATTCCATATTTTTATATAATGATTTAGTAATATTATCATATTCATTAACCATTTTTACCATATTTTCTTGAACTTCTATAGGAATATTTTTTATTTCAAAATTTTCTAAATTTGTTCTACTAAGATTAATAGTTGTTGTTATTGATGCTAATTTATTCAAATTAGCTTCATTATATTTTAATAATACATATAATGCAGATGGAGTTATATTTTTAAGATTATTTAAATAATATAAATTAGTATTAATACTATTGGATTTTTCAATATTATTAATTAAATTATTATAATATAATGTATTACCAGCTGATTTACTATTACGTTGAACACATAATATATCTTGATAATTGCATTCTTCAGTTGGTTTAATATTAACATCACATAATTCTTTTAATTTAATAACTGGATATTTTTCACACACAGTTTCTATATATTTAGATTTTAATGATATTATAGTATCATTTTGTTGTTTAATTAAATTAATTGCTGAATAATTTGTATCAAAATATTCAACTATTTTATTTTGAACAACTAATGATGGAACATTTATATCAATGCTTAATAATGTTAATAAATCTAATTTTCTTGATTTTCCTATAGTAGCAGTAATTAATTGTGGAGATATAATATATAAAAAATAATAATTAAAATATTTTTGATTAACAATATTCTCATCTTTAACTTTCAAAGATATATTATCTGTTTCTAATGGATAATTGTCAAATACTATTTCTACTTTTTTATTATCATTAAAAAATTTAGGTATACTTAAATAATTACAATGATTATTAATATTCATAGAATTATCACAAATTACATCAACTATATCAACTATATCTTTCAATAATTTCTTTTCATTTGATATAATATTTGTATTAATATTTATATATTTTTCATAGTATAAATTATAATTTCTTTTAACTAATTTATCGTAGCTTATATCAAATAATTTAATAACTTTATTATCTTTAATCTGACTAAAAGTTGTTTGTTTTGTTAATCCAGTTTTTTCAAATAATAATATTGATGAATTATTATCACAATTTATTATATTTGATACATTAAAATTATTTATTAAATAATTTCTTGTATCTACATGTTGTTTTGAATCATTATTAAGTAGTGTATTTGGAACTAATATTATAGCTTTACCATTATTATTTAATGACATCATAATTAACTGTAAAATAAGTGGTTCTGATTTTGTTCCTCTAATTTTTAATCTTTTAATCTTATCACAACAATCTGCATGAATTATGTTTCTTAAACCTGATGGGAAATTACAAAGAATAATATCATATGATTTATTTATTATATTATGATGAATATAATCTTCATTATTAAATATAACTTTACTAATAATACTAGCATTAATATTATTATTAATACTAGTATTATAATCATACTCCATCTGTGATAATGTTGTATTTATATTATTTATATCATATACTGTTGTTTTATTATTTATAATCTTATTAAATTCACCAAATAATGAAGATAATAATAATACAGATGCATTTTCATTTGAAGGTATATAATCTATTAAATAATTAGTATATTCATTATATATTAATGTTTTTAAATTAAGTATCTTTATAATATCAACAATAGAAATACTATCATTATTATCATTATTATTAATTATTATTTTTTCAACATCGTTTATATCCAAAATAATTACATCCAAATTATATTTATTTTTCATAATTGATATAAATGAGTTGTTATCTTTCATATTATACATTTTTTCATAAATATCTAATGAGAATTTATTTCCAACCATTTTTGATAAAATCAAATAAGCTAATATATTATATAGTATTATTTGTTGATTGGTATCCTTCATTGAAATACAATTATAAATCATTTTAACTAGATTTATATTTTGAGGCATTGTTTAATTATTTTAAAATAGAATATCTTTTTATAATATTTTAATCCGTTTAATGAAAAAAACATATAGAAATATTGTTTTTCAACCTAATGTTTTTCAAAATAAATATATAAGTTTTTTGAAAATAAATATTCTACTCAAAGTTATATAATGGTTCATTCCAGAAAGCACCGTTCTGAATCCTCATCATCATCCTCATCATCCTCATCCGAATCTGAAATTGAAGTTAATGTAGTTGTTGAAAAAAATAATTATCGCAAGGGTTCTCGCAAGGGTTCTCGCAAAGGCTCACACAAGGGTTCTCGCAAGGGTTCTCGCAAGGGTTCTCGCAAGGGTTCTCGCAAGGGTTCTCGCAAGGGTTCTCGCAAAGGCTCACGCAAAGGTTCTCGCAAAGGTTCTCGCAAAGGTTCTCGCAAAGGCTCACGCAAAGGTTCTCGCAAAGGTTCTCGCAAAGGCTCACGCAAGGGTTCTCGCAAGGGTTCTCGCAAGGGTTCTCGCAAGGGTTCTCGCAAGGATAGTCGTAAGTGCTCACGTAAATCATCATCATCATCATGCTCCTCTTCATCTGACTCCGATCATAATAAATGTAGTTTTGAAGAAATTTACAAATACTACAAATATCGTCTCCTTACAGATGATACTTTAATGGCAGGTGGTTCAAATGCTTTTATTAATACTTTTAATGCAACTGCTATTAATATTCCTACAAATAATAGTGCTAAATTAGATAGTGTTCAAATACAACATAATATTGATATTCAACCTATGGGTTCATCATATTATGTAAGAGAAGAAGGCATCTACATTATCTTTTTTGTTGTTAATACTGACCAAGCTGCTCAATTTGCCTTATTTGTTAATGGTATTAGTCAGGACCTTACCAGATATGGTAATAATAGTGGTGGTGGTCAATTAGTTTTACGTGCAATGTTAGCATTAAATAAAGATGATGCAATTATTGTTCGTAACAGTGAATCAGCTGTTTCATCAATTACAACCAATTTATTTGTTGGTGGTAAATTATCTGGTAATGACATGACATATTTAATGATGAAGATTGCACCTCTTCATCAAGCTAAACCATGCCATGAATGGGATGAAAAATGTTTAACAAAAAAGCAACATTATTTATTTAATAAATTATTAGAAAAAATGTTATTAGATGCAGAATTAATGTTAAAAGGTTTTAATGTATGTGGTTCATTTTACAATACAGTAGCACAAACAGTTGCAACTGAAGGAAGTGTTGTATTTGCTAATCAATTAAATGTAAATAATATATTATGGGACCCATTAAAACCTGAAGAAATTGTTATTAATGAAGATGGTATCTATAAATTATTTTTCTTATGCACAACAGGTATAAGCGCACAATTAACAATATATGTTAATGGAGTTGCTGATTTAGGAACTACACAAGGAACAAACAAAGGTGCTGGTCAATTAACTCTTCGTGATTTACATAGTTTAAAGAAAGGTGATATTATTACTATCAGAAATCATACATCAGCAAATGGTGGTATTATTTTAACTGAATTTGCTGGTGGATTTGTTCCATCATTATCTGCATTATTAACAGTATTTAAAATAGCACCATTACCTGCTGCTCTTCCAGTAGTTGAATGCAAATTAAATAAATATCATCACAAATGCTATAATATGTTTAAAGAATTTTTATTACATAAGAAATGCTTACAAGTAAATGGTTCAAGTGCTTACTTTGCATCAACTATGGATACTCGTCTTAGTGTTAGTACTAATGAATCATTTATATTTAATAATAATGTTTTAATAAATGATGTATACCACTCTCAAGGAACAGCTAATTTTAAAATAAAAGAAGATGGTTTATATGATTTATTTGCTGATATAGCAACTAATGAACCATCACAAATAGCTGTATTTGTTAATGGATTACCTGATTTAACAACTGTATCAGGTAGAGATTCAGGTGCTGCCAGAAATATATTAAGACAAATAATAAATCTTAAGAAAGATGATGTAATTAGTATAAGAAATTATCAATCACATGCTATTTCTCTTACGTCAGCTGCTAATGCAGGTGGTAATTTAATTGGTCAAAATGCAGTCTTTATGGCATTTAAATTAGCACCAATGATTGAATGCCCTGTTCCTTTACCTTGCCCTCCTAAACCATGCCCTAAACCAAAGAAGAATTAAATTAACCTATGGTTATAAATCTTTGATTTTATATAGAAATATTGATAGGGCATAAGATTCTGACTCTCCCTATTAACTTTTATAATAAATATTGATAGGGCGTAAGAAAAATAACAAAGTTATTTTTATGACTTTCCCTATTAACTTTTCTATATAAAATCTTTGATTTTATATAGAAATATTGATAATTAATATATATAGACATAATATATATATTAATTAATGAATAGACTTAATGAAATTATCTCAATTATTAAAAGCAAGATAAATAAAGAAGATATTAATGATATTAATTACAATGATATTAATAAATTAAGTGAAGAAGTTTATCAAGAAGTTTCTGCTAAATATCCTGAGCTTCCTTATTTTTTAATTACTGATATTATTGGAAGACATTTTAATATTAAATTTGAAATAAATGATGATATTGATATTAATTTGCGTCAATGGGATAAAATTTTAAAGATTGATGAAATTAATATCAAGGATATTAAAATCCCAAAGAAAGTAAAGCATATTGAAGAACAGTTTATGACTTTATACAACACCCCGCAACCAGAACAGCGGACTAAAGAATGGTTTGATTATCGTTATAATCGTATTACAGCTTCAGATACAGCTACTGCTATTGATAATAATCCATATGAATCAGTTGAAAGTTTCATTTGTAAGAAATGCGACCCTAATTTTCCATTCTTAGACAATGATTTTGTTTTTCATGGTAAAAAGTATGAACAGATTGCAACATCATTATATGAACATTTATATAATTCTAAAGTAACTGAATTTGGTTGTGTTCCTAGTGATAAACATAAAATGTTAGGCGCATCACCTGATGGTATTTCATCCAAATCAACATTAGATTATAAATTTAATCCAAAATTAGGTTATATGTTAGAAATCAAATGTCCTTATGTTAGACCTATTACTAATAAAGGAGCAATTGCAGGTGATATTTGTCCATATTATTATTATTGTCAAGTTCAACAACAATTAGAATGCTGTGATTTAGAATATTGTGATTTCATTCAATGTGCACTTGTTGAATATCCTGATAGAGAAACATATTTACGTGATGTAGATCATACATTTAAAATTACAGAAGAAGTTGATGGTAGAACAATGGGAGAAGATAAAGCACCTAATGTGATGAGTAAAGGTTATGTTTTACAATTCCTACCCAAGATTTATGAACCAAAATTTGATGGCGACAAACATATTTATAAAGGATTTTTTGTATATCCACCTAGATTAACTATGACTCAACCTCAATATGATTTATGGGCTCTAAATACAATTAGCACATGGCAAAAAGATTATCCAGACATTGCTGAATCGCATTTCTTTGATAGAATTCTTTATTGGAAAATTAATAATGCTCATACTGTTACTATTCCACGAGATAAAGAATGGTTTGCTAAAGTTTTTCCAGTTCTTCAAGATACATGGACTAAAGTGTGTCATTACCGTGAACATTTAGAAGAACTTCCAATGGTTCAAGAATTAGCTAATAAAAGAAAAGCATTTTATAGATATAAAACAGAATTTAAGGTAAATAATTTTGAACCAAATACTGCATTCTTAGATACTGATAAACCAAAGAAATCTACAGTATTAACATTTAAACCAAAAAGTAATTATAATAATTATTCTAATAAACAATTTACAAAGAAAACTATTACTCCTACTAAAGAATGTGAATTTATAGATGATTAATATTAAACAGTATATATACTATTTGGAGTAATTACTTTTAAATATTCAACTATTGCATCTCCTGAACTTTTTAAATTAATTATAGTTATTTTTAAATTTGTATTTGAACTAGATGATATTGTTCCAGAAAATGAAAATATTCCAGATCCAATTATTGTTTGACTAATAATAGGATTGTTTAAAGTATCTAATAATTGGAAACCAATTTTATATGATGTTAAACCAGGTGATATTTTAGTTATAATATAATAAGGACCACTTGTAATAGTTTCATTTAATGTTTGACTAATATATCCCATACCTAATTTTAATAATTTAACAAAAACTCCAGATGTAGAATTAACTAATTGAGTAGATGATCCAGTAAAATTATTAGGCATACCATTGATACCTCCAGATGCAAAATTCCAATTTAAAATAGGTGTGCTATAATTAGTTAATAATTCAGTTAGAGTTGGTGTTGTAGTCGCATCTTTTAATGTTAATAATTTTATATTAGCATTACTACTAGTACTAGTACTAGTGCTAGTGCTACTACTAGTACTAGTAATATTAGTTGTTGTTTGAACAAATATACTATTTGGTGTTATAACTTTAATATATTCTATATTAAAATCATAATTACCTGTATTTATTATTGTAATAAAAGAAGTTGCAATAGTATTATTCCAATAAGTTAAATTATAATTAAATGTATATGTTCCTGGACTAGTAAATATTTCATTTATAAGTGGAATATTATATGCCGGTGTAGGTGATTGTATTTGAAGCGTGACTTGACCAGATATATTATTTATAATTGAAGATATTTTAAATTGAATATAATAATATCCTGATGTTATATTTTCATTAATTAATTGTTTTATATTATTTCCAGTTCCTTTTGCTAAGTTAATTGCATAATTACCAGATGCTAATAATATAACACTACATCCTGTTCCACTAAAATATGGTGGTATAGTTGTCCCTCCTAATGAAAAATCCCAATTTAATACAGGTGTATTATAATATAAATATATTTCATCAGAAGTTAATAATTTAATAGTTGTTGTTGTTATTAATGCAGATGATGTTAATGCTATAGAACTACTAGTTGTTGATGTTGATGTTGGTGTTGATGTTGTTGTTGGTGGTGTTGTTGTTGATGTTGTAGTACTGCTCGTAGAGCTAGTTGTTGTTGGCGGTGTAGTACTGCTCGTAGAGCTAGTTGTTGTTGGCGGTGTAGTACTGCTCGTAGAGCTAGTTGATGTTGGTGTAGTACTGCTCGTAGAGCTAGTTGATGTTGATGTTGGCATAGTAGTAGTTGTTGTTGCTTCAATATATACACTATTTGGTGTAATTACTCTAATATATTCTACATTAAAATTATTACCACCATTATTTCCAATATAAATAGTTGGTTTTATTAAACTAGAAATAGAAGAAACATTATATGAAAACATATATTCACCAGAATTAGTTATTATTTCATTAATCATTACATTAGTACTAGTTGATAATTTAACACGACATGATATTATAAAATCAGATGATATTTTAATTTGGACATAATATGTGCCAAAAGTTATATTTTCATTTATTTGTTGTTGAATATATCCATTAATAGAACCAAATTTAAGAGTAACAGCAAAAGTATTTGTATTAATTTGACTTCTAGTAGCATTAGTTCCAGTAAAATAAGTTGGAACACCTGTTCCTCCAGATATAAAATTCCAATTTAATACTGGTGTAGTATAATCAAGAAATTTAAAATATAAATTATTTGTTGTAGTTGTAATTGGCACAGTAGTAGTAGTAGTGCTAGTTGTAACAGTTCTACGAGATTCAATAGGTGTTATTATACTGCTAGGAGTTACTAATTTAACATATTCTAATTGTATATCAGTTGTGCTCTTATTAACAATAAATACTACAGGTAAGTCAGTATCTGATGTTCCCATATATATTCCTTTAAATGTATATTCCCCAGGAGCAGTCACAATTTGTGTGATTATATCATTCAAATATACTTCACAATTAATAGGAGTATTTGTTGAATTTATTTTCAATTGTAAATAATAATAAAAATTTCTAATAAGATATTCATTTGATATTATTTGTCTAATTGATCCTCTATCTTGTCCTAATGTTACAAAAGTATAATAATTATTAATTATAATACTACAATTGAATGTATCAAAATATGGAATATATGTATTAGACCATCCTGGTTCTGAAAAATCACCATTTTTAATTTGATTTGAATAATTTACTAATTCAGATTCAGGTATTTCTATAATTTGTGGTGTAGTGCTAGTAGAAGTAATAGTAGTAGTAGTACTAGTAGTACTAGTAGTAGTAGCAATTGTAGTTGGACCTTGAGGTGGATTTGTAACTGTAATTGGATTAATACATCCATCTGATGATTCAAGTTTAACATTTGTAACTATTATTTTATTATAATCTTTATTTGGAACATTTGGTGTAGTTACATCAATACCTTGAATATATATACCAAAAGGTGTATTGATTATAGAGCTTCCATTTTTAATAATTAATTCATATGTTATAATACCTTCATCTATCATATAATTATTATTTCCTAAAGTATCATTTGGTATAAAATTTATTTTATTAGTAATATCAGTAATTGTTCCATTTAAATTTGCGGTAATTTTAAATACAATATTATAAATATCATTATTGAATAATGTTATATTTATTCTTTGTCTTAAATTATTATCCCAAAAATAAATACCCATTTTATAGTAAAACATATTTGATATAGTAATATTTTTATTATCTAAATTCTTTAAAATTGTAGCAGTAAATTTATATTTACCACTTTTAAGATTGTTAAATAAATAATCTTGGCGTATAAAATCAGTTCCATTTAATAATGCAACAGTATCACTTTCTATAAGAGCAGGGAAATTAGTAATAGTTGATTTAATATTTTTAATATTTTTTTGATATACTGTATTACCAATAATTGTATTAGAACCTATAATATAATCATTAGCCCATACTTCAACAGGTATAGAATAATTAGGTATATTCATATTATAATAATTATATGCATCTAAAATATAATCAAAATTACTATTGTATATTTGTATAGGACATGTATTTACATCAAATATATTTACAGTAGTAGTAGTAGCAGTAATAATATTATTACAATTTGTTTGAATTATAAATGATACATTGCTAAAATATACTGCATTAGAACTATCATTTGAAACACCTATTTTAACACTTATACTTTTACCAATATAAGGAATTATATCTTGAATTGTTAATGAATATAATCCATCTTTTGAACTTTTTATTTGTTCTACTATAATATTATTACTAATAATAAATGCATTAAATGTAATTTTATCAGATTGATTTTTATAAGTTACATTAAAATTTAATGTATATATATTATTATAATCAACAATACCTACATTATTTTGTAATATATAATAATTTGGTTCAATACTTGCATATTGAGGACCATTCTCAGTTAATTTTATAATACCAGCACTTGTTGGATTTATTGCACTATTTGTATTATTTCCAATTATCCAATTATATAAAGCATTTGCACCAAAATAGGGAACATTAAGAGTATTAATAGTTAAAATATTAAAGTTACCATTCTTTATTTTTTCAATAGGACATAAGTTAAGATCACTGCAATTATTTGAAATAATAAATAATATATTACTAAAATTAACAACATGTCTATTTGTTTTTAATTTAATACTAATATTTTTACCAATATATGGAGATATATCATTAGCAGAAAGTATAGTTAAACCTATTGTTTCAGATGTTATTTGAGAAATAATTTCATTATCTGCTAATATATAAGCACTAAATTGAGGTAATGATTCTAAATAAACTGTTGTATCTAAAATAAATGTATTGATATATAATTTATAATAATTATTTAATTTAAATACGCCTAAATCAGTTTGTGATATATAATAATTTGTATTAACTATAGCAAATTGAGTATTAATATCATTATATTTAATTATACCAACGCCATTTGAATTTATAGTTGTTGTATCATTTCCAATAGTCCAATTAATAAAAGCATTATTATCATAAATAATAGTATTAATAACTGATATGACAACATTATCAAAAGTTCCATTCTTTAATATATTCATTTTGCATAAATAATCAGCTGGTTCTACTAATATTTTAGGAGCAGTTGTGGGTATAGGGCTAGTTGTAATACTTGATAATTTATTAGAACAATTTGGAATTTCTAAAAATATATTATTTACTAATATAGTATCAAAATTAGATACATTCCATTTATTTGATTTATTTGTAATTAATATACTTAATTTTTTATTTAAATACTGACTATCATTTAATAAATTTAATCTAATAAGAACCAGACCTTCTTCAAATATACAATAATCGTATTTTAAATCAATAGTAACAATTTTAATTTGATTATTTACATATAATTGAACTATATAATTACTTGGATCAATTTCTTGATTATCTGCTAAAAATGTTATTTTATATATTAAATTCATATTATAGTCAGCTTGTTTCTTTTTTAAAACTGATAAAAATAATTTATATGTTCCAGGAATAATATTAATATTTGTATTTTGTGAAATATAACTATTATTATTAATCCATGAAACTATATTACCAGACAATAATTCAGGATAATTTGTATAAAATCCAGGTGAAGAAGATATATTTAATAATCCATAAGAATTTTGTTTAATATAATCATTTGTTATATATGCATCCCCTATCCAATTATTTATTTGTTTTATAGTATATCCATCTGAATTATTAATATTATTATCAATATTATTTAAACCAATTAAATCTTCAAAGCGTCCATTTATTAATGAATTATTACAAAATGAGTTTCTAATATTTTCAACAGATAAAATACATGATGGATAATCTAATTTAACTTGTGATATAATTAATTCATCTGAATCAGATAAAACCTTATTTACATTTTCTATCTTGATAATTATATTTTCATCAGTATTTGGAACATAAGTATTTATAGGATCATTTCCTATATATAATTCTGTTATAATTATACATTCATCATATGTTAAATAATTATTATTAATATATTCAGTTGTTACATTTTTTAAATTATAATTTGAATATACATAATATTTACAATTTTTTTCATTTGGTTTTATTTCTCCTTTACTATCATAAAAATTTATTTTATATTTAGCTATTTTTTTTTCTTTACGATTACCTACTATAACAGTAAATAATTTATATATACCACCTTCATATACTATATTTAATTTTTGTAAAATATAACCATTATTAATTCCATAATAATCATTTCCGTAAATAGATACAGTATATTTATTAGAAAATACAGATGAACTCCATGGATTAATAGTTGTATCTTTTAATACAGTATTATTAGTAGTCCAATTAGGTATAATATTATCATTATCATTAATAAATGATGCATCTTGAAAATCATTATTATTTATTATATTAGCACATGATTGTTGTTCAAATACTGACATTATATCAGATATTAATATTTTAGATGAAATAGTTTTTTTAATAGTAGTAGTTGATGATGTTGATGTAGCACTTTCAGTTGTCGATGATGATGATGTAGCACTTTCAGTTGTCGTAGGAATGGTGGTAGATGATGATGATGTAGCACTTTCAGTTGTAGTAGGAATTGTTGTAGTTGTAGTAGGAATTGTTGTAGTTGTTGTAGGAATTGTTGTAGTTGTCGTAGGAATTGTTGTAGTTGTCGTAGGAATTGTTGTAGTTGTAGAACTTTCAGTTGATGTAGGAATTGTTGTAGTTGTAGAACTTTCAGTTGATGTAGGAATTGTTGTAGTTGTAGAAATTGTTGTAGTTGTAGAACTTTCAGTTGATGTAGGAATTGTTGTAGTTGTAGAACTTTCAGTTGATGTAGGAATTAGTGTAGTTGTCGTAGGAATTGTTGTAGTTGTAGAACTTTCAGTTGATGTAGGA